GTTCTTGTATACTAGGTATGTATACATTTTTTGTTGTAGCTTTTTTCTCTTCAACAATAAGTTTTCCAGCTTCTACAAGTTCAGTAATTTTAGGCTTGATATAATCTGTCATAGGTGAAATATCACCGCTTGTGCCTGGACATGCTTGCCAGTATTCCTGTTCCTTAGGATTATAATCAGGACAGCCGTCTAATAACATACGACAGTAGATGCCTACCAGTCCTTCGTGTTTAGCGGCTTTCTTTGCATTTGAAATATCTGATCTACTGTAATCATTTTGTTTCATCCAAGTGAACAAATGTTCAATATTTTCATTATGCTTGTAGTTCATATACCAGAAGTCGTTGTTGTGACGTTTTAGCCTATGGAACTTATCACCATCTAAATTTTCCCAGCCTTCAAAACCAGGTGCTTGCAGTCCACGTTTGCTGATACGCTTCAGTGGTGTTTTCTTCTTGACTGCTCGACCTGTAATTTTGTTTACTTTAGCCATAAGAGTCTCCTCAAAGTTTCTGTGTCTACATACTAGTATAACACTTTTTACTTATTTGTCAACCTTGTAAATCTATGAGTTTCCAAACTTTGTGTTTATATCTCCAGTGCTATCATCATAACAGTACCCGTCTGTGGCATTAAATTCTACTTTAATTGTTTCTAAGATAAAGTTGCATTGTTCTAATGTTTGTAGACCGTAGACAGCCGTTGCATCTAATGTCATGTCCATGTCAGTTGATAATAGTAAGAATATGAATATTGTCTTCACTAGTATTCCCTTCAACATTTTCTTACTAATATAACACCTTCTACTTATTTGTCAACCTTGTAGATTCACGATAAATAACTGTATGCCAAGATTAAGTTTATACAAACCGACCAAAACTAACGATTATCACTACATGGACAATTCTATCCGTGAGCAGTTTAGTATCGGAGGTACAGGAGTTCATGTACACAAGTACATTGGACCAGCAGTAGGTAATGATAAGAACGACCCCAGCCAGCCCAACTATCTCAGTGGAACAGAAGTTGATCCACTTAGTGGAGAAGAAGTTAACGTAGGCGGTGTTATAAACGAAACAAAAATTCAAGACTTGCTGTTTATGGAAAACAGAGATAGAAAATACGACAAAGACATTTATGAATTACGCGGTGTTTATAATGTACAAGATACAGATTTTGATCTAACACAATTTGGATTATTTCTTAGTAATGATATGTTATATATGACATTCCACATGAATGAGATGGTAGATGTTGTAGGAAGAAAGCTAATGCCTGGTGATGTATTAGAACTACCTCATCTAAGAGATGCACTATTGCTAAGTTCGGATAAGAAAGCTATTAACAAATACTATGTTATTAATGATGCTAATAGAGGCGCAGAAGGTTTTAGTCAGACGTGGTATCCCCACATTTGGCGAGTAAAATTATCACCACTAACAGACAGTCAAGAGTACTACGATATTTTAGGTGCCAGCGACGATAACGAAAGTCTTAAAAATGATCTTAGCACATACAAAACTGAATTTAATATTAGTGATGCTATTATTGAAGCGGCTGACCAAGCAGATCCGGATGGTACAAGTTTAACTGATCACTTATTTGGTTATGATCATCCAACAGCTGGAGGTATTGTCAACAAAGATGATAGCTATGTACATGGCGAAGCAATCACAGCAGGTGATCAGTTTCCTAGCACACCTAACGAAGGTGATTACTTTATTAGAAACGACTTTAACCCTAATAGACTATTTGTCAGACGAGGAAGCAAATGGCATAGACTATATGATAATATTGCAGATAAAACTTGGACAGACAGAACTTACAATGCTAGCGGATTTATAAACAATACAGATCGCACTACTATAGTAGATAATCAAGAAACAAAAGAACAAACTCCACTTAGTGAAGTTATTAAAACAAGAGCGGATAATACATAATGGCATATCAAACTAGTAAGATAACCGCTGTACCATACTTTTATGACAAACAACTTAGACGATATATTCAACAGTTTATCCGTATTTTTGCAGGATTTCAAGTAGCTATGCACAGTGACGCTGAAGGGAATGTTGTATACCAAACTGCACCTGTGCGTTATGGTGATGTTAGCAGAATGGCGGCACACATTGTAAGAGAAAACAGTGAGAACATGACTCAGACAACACCATTTATAAGTTGTCATGTAACAGGTTTAGAAACTGCTCCGGATCGTAGAACTAGTCCACAGTACGAAGAAACTGTTCCGGTATTTGAAAAAAAGTTTGATGAAGCTACAGGTAGTTATATAAATGAACAAGGTAACGCTTATAGTATAACAAGACACCAGCCCGTTCCTTATAACTTAACAATGCAAGTAGATGTTTGGACATCAAATACAGAACAAAAACTACAGTTGTTAGAACAAATACTAGTACTGTTTAATCCAACACTTAACATACATACCAGTAATAATCCATTGGATTGGAGTACATTAAGTTACGTTGAATTAATTGCTAGCACTTGGAGTGTTAGAGCTATTCCAAGTGGAATAGATGATATTATTGATATAAGCACACTGACATTTACAATGCCTGTGCTAATTAATCCACCAGCTAAAGTTACAAAACAATCAATTATACATACTATTATTGATAATATTGATGATGTAGACGAAGCTGGACTTGATGCACTTAGAGCAGGTGGTAGTTACAATCCATTGTTTACAAGTTTTAAAGTTGTAACATTAGAAAATTTCAAAATGCGTTTTACAATGAATTCAGCTGGTGCAGGTACTGCACAATTATTAAACAGAAGCAATACAAATTTAGATTTAAATACTGGTGCAATTTTAAATTGGGTTGAAGTGTTTAAAGGATTTGGTGAATTTAGAGACGGCATAAGTCAGCTAAGGTTAAAACAAACATCAGACCCTAGTATTACAACAGGAGATATTATAGGAAATATCACAGTAAATCAAGGCGACCCAAACTTATTAGACATCACAATGGACAGTGGTACATTTCCTGCTACTACAGTTGCGGCTGTGGATGCAGTAATAGATCCACAAGCAAACTTTCCTGGTGATGGCACACTTGCCGCGGCGGCATCTGGTCAACGATATTTGTTAACTAAAGCTACAGCAGGCGGATCAGGTTGGGGTGGCATTGGTTCATTGAATGATATTATCGAATACGATGGTGCAAATTGGATAATAAGTTTCGATTCAAGTGCAAATGGATCTACTGTACAATACGTTACAAATACTACAACTATGGATATACTAAAGTACGATGGAACGCAATGGATAAATGCCTTTGAAGGCACATATAATAGCGGATTTTGGCGAATATACCTATAATGATACAAGCAAGCGGTTGCTGTTTTCTTGCCTTAGACACAGGCAGAATCATGCTACAACAAAGAAGTAAAAAGTCTAGTCACCCACTAACTTGGAGTTTTTGGGGAGGCAAAGCTGAGAAAAAAGAACGCCCTATTGAAACATTACTTAGAGAATGTAGAGAAGAAATGGGACCTTTACCTGACATAGCAAAAGTACACCCATTACATACATTCTTAAGTGATGATAAAAAGTTTACCTATAACACATTTTGTGTTACAGTATTTGAAGAATTTATACCTAGTTGTAATCATGAAAGCAGTGGATACAGTTGGGTAAGCATAGACTGTTGGCCCAAGCCATTACACAGAGGTGCTAGAGTTGTTTTGAGTAATAAACAGCTTGTAGATAAATTAGTAACTATATACGAACGTGAAAAGGATCAAACCGATTTACCTAACTGGTTGGACAGTTTTTGAATTTAAAAAATCAGTACTCAAATCAATCTTTTCACCTGTACTCAAGAACTTATAAACTTTATCAGCTAGTATAGTATGATTCTCTTTACTCATATGATTTAATCTTTTATCATACATTTCTTTATCTTGTAATTGAGCAAATTCTTGTTCATCGATTGTTTTAAGAGTAGCATTATTATCTGTTGTATCATGCATATCTGTATTAGTAAATCCTGGAAGTATACACAACATAAATTTATTACTAAGTTTACTACGACACCAATGCAAAAACCAATCGTAGTGCATCTGACTTATAAAATCGTGTTGTACTCCAAAATTTTCAACATAAGATTGTATAGCTTTATTTTGTTTCTTAGATATTAATTTCTCCAGATTGTTTACAAAGATATTAGAGAACTCGGGGGAATCTTCTAATAGCCATGTTCTATTAGGTTCACTAGTAACAATAATAACTATATCACCTTCCTCCATATTTTCTTCATGTTCGTTAATTTTTTTAGAAATCCACTGATTACTTACTCCAGGCATTGCAATTATTTCGAGATCTTGTTTAATCTTTTGTGATATTTGTCTAGTCCATGCATAGTCTGGCATCTCTTCTGTATCATTGTATATCATGTAATTTATAGGCGATACAAAACTATCTCCGAATATCCATACGCTCATGTTTGACTATCACCTTTTGCAATACGATAATTATCCTCTACACTGTCTGGCGTACTAACTTCAATAATAGCACAGTCATCTTCCATTGCTACTAGTTGATGAGGAAGCATAGGCTCGTTTCGCCATGTATCTCCTCTGGTTAAAACTTGTGTTTCTAATTCAGCATTGTCAGTATTCATAGTGTGTAGTGTAAAGCTACCCTTTAGTACATACCAACTTTCATCTTTTTCTTTATGAAAGTGCATACTAAACTTAGCACCTTTACGATCAAAGTACATTATTTTTCCACAGTACTTGTCGTTGGTTGCCCAAATTAATTCTCGACCCCAACCTTTTTCTTGTACTCCGTCTAGTTGTGTCATTCTTTAATCCTTTTAATTGTTTCTGTAGTGCTATGACCTTCAACAGTTGGTATAATAAAAACTTGTGCTAATTCATTACCAACTACTTGACTTACAGTATAGTCTCCGCCTTTAGTAATTATATCAGGCTTTACATTTTTAATTAACTCTAGCGGAGTATCTTCGTCAAACAGTATCACTTCATCTACAAAGTCTAAACTTTCTAGCATAACTTTTCTGTCTGTTTCGTTATTGACAGGTCTATCTTTTCCTTTTAGTTTTTTAATACTACGGTCTGTGTTTAAACCTACTACCAACCAATCTCCCATTGCTTTGCTTTTTTTAAGCATTTCAATATGTCCAGGATGTATAATATCAAAACAACCGTTGGTGAATACTTTAGTACTTTGAATATCTTTTACTTGTAATACATATGTACCTGTGTGTTTAACACTTTCTGCTGATCCTTTTACTGCACATTCTAGTGCTTTTTGATAATCATGATTTTTAGTAAGTGCATAAACAAAAGCCGCTAAGAAACAATCTCCTGCACCTGTTACATCATTTACTTCTACTTGCTCAACTGGAATAGTGTATTCTTGTTCATCTATTCTTGCTACAACATCATTGCCTGCATCAGTAATAATAATGTTATGTCCGTACTCCCATTTATCAAAGTTAAACTTTTCATATTCACTCTTATTAGGTTTGACCAACCAAGCTCCTGGATATTTTGATGAATCTTTTTTTGGATCTACGATAACTTTGCAACCTTGGTTTTTTAGATTTTCTATTATATACTTGGGTCTATCAAGAGTTCCTTTACCATAATCACTTAGAATAACATAATCATATTCCTCTAAACCCATTGTACTACGAATTACTTCAGTAACAACTCTCCAATCAGCATGTTTGTCATCATCTATTCTACATACATAATGTCCGTCACATATAACTCGTGTTTTTACACTATGTGGTTGGTCAATGTCAAATAATGTAACATCAACCCCAAGACTTTTTAAATTTTCATACACAAGAGCGGCTCCGCCCATTGTTGTTTTTTCTTCTTTGTATGTTATTACAGGAACAGGTGCTTCAGGACTTATCCTACTACTAGTTCCGTAAATATATCTATCTTCAATAATATCTCCAATTACTAATACTTTCATAAATTTTCCTCCACATATTGACCAGGTGTTTTAAACTGATGATTAATAAGTGTGTTTAGCTGACTGTTATCGCTACAGGTATACATTTGATAAATTCCTTTAAGGTCGTCTGGCACAGGTATATATTCTACAGTAGCATTGTAATGACTTGCTATTATCCCGGCCCAATATTTAAATGTACATGTTCTTCCTGTACCTAAATTACAAATAAAACTATCGTCGTGCTGAACACATTGGTACATAACATGTACTACATCATCGACACATATGAAGTCACGTTGTACTTTATCACTTCCTTCAAATATTTTTATTACACCTGTTTCTTTTGCTTGTTGAATAAAGTTTGTATAAGGACTGCCCATACCTACTGCCTGTTTATGACTTTCTCTGCTTCCATAAACATTAAAGAATCTCCAACTTTGTATTTTACAATCAACTGTATTTCTAAAAATATTATCACATATTAATTTACTACTAGCATACAAATTCTTAGGTGCTTCATTTATGTAATTCTCTTGTGTATCGATGTTATCTCCATAAACACTAGCACTGCTAGCAAAAACCATTGTGTGACATTTACCTAAAAGTTGTCTTGTGTAGTCCACGTTACTACTATAAATTTTTTCCCAATCTGTTTCCTTTGTACTGCTATTTGCACCCATGTGCCATACAATATCGCTTCTGTCAATTTGTATATCTAACAATTCGTCAGGACTTATTAAGTCTTCAAATTGTAAACCTGCAAGATTTTTTGTTTTATCCATAGTAAGTGTATCTACAAGTAAAACATTACTGTGTCCTTGATTATTTAAATGTGCTACCAGATTACTTCCTATAAACCCAGTTGCTCCAGTAACTATGTGCATTCGTGACTCCTATGTTACTAATTATATAGCACGAAAAACATGTTGTCAACAATTAACTATAAATATAACTATGCTAACGTACATAAAAGAATGGATTAAAGACTGTAACTCAACTACCAAAGAAATGAATGAGATGGGATATTTTACAATCAGCACATGGTTTGGATCCTATACCTATGTCGATAAAGAGATGTATAAAGAATATCATGATAGACAAAAACAAATTTCAGGACCTTGTAAACAACTTAAAGAGTAGTGGAAATTACAGAGTATTCAACGATATACTCAGAGAACGTGGAGAATATCCACAAGCAATTTACTACGGTCCTTACAACATTAAAAACATTGTCAACTGGTGTAGCAATGACTACTTAGGCATGGGCCAACACAAAGTTGTATTAGATGCAATGCATACGGCACTCAATCAAACCGGAGCAGGCAGTGGAGGTACTAGAAACATAGGCGGAACTAGTCATTACCATGTAGCATTAGAATACGAACTATCAAAATTACACAAAAAGCCGTCGTCTTTGTTATACTCTAGTGCTTATGTTGCCAATGAATGGACACTTATAGCACTTAGTAAAATAGTAAAAGACATTGAGTTTGTAAGTGATAGCAAAAATCATGCTAGTTTAATTCAAGGCATCAGACATAGTGGTGCACCTAAACATGTGTTTGAACATAACGACATGGATAGCTTAGAGCAAGCACTAGCACAAGTACAAGGCACAGCTTGTATTGTGTTTGAAAGTGTATACAGCATGGACGGTTATACTAGCAAACTAAAAGATATAGT